CCTCTCGCTCTCCAGAGTTTTCCTCTGCTCGGCAAGAGTCTGAGACTTTTTCGTGTAATCCAGCCCCTTCTGATATCCGTCGATCAGCTCATCAAGAGAAACGTCCCTCTCCTCACCAGCGGCTTTCACTCGGAATCGCTGGGGTTGGGCCTCCTCTTGTGCCTCTTCAGAATCTTCTTGAGCCTCAACCTCTGGACTTTCCTCGGCTTCTGGCTGCTCAGGTTGGTCTTCAGACTCCTGAGGCGCATCCATCATCCCAAGGATCGAAGCAGCGGCTTGATCCACAGTCATTGAACCACTCCCTGCCGGGGCCGTGTTCTCTGCCATTTAGTTTCCTTACAGTCGCCTGTCAACGGGACAAGCACCGACTTACAAAATCTTCCATCTCCTCTTGACGATCTCATCGCTAGAGGCTATTGAAGAGAAGTGAGCCATTATTTCATCCAATAAGCGAAGTTTCAAGTACGATCTTTCGCGGATGTCAATATCTGTTTCCCCTGAGTTGACAATTTCAGACATAAGGGTTTCCCTTATTGACTTGATTTCGCTCTGAAACCACTCGTCGCCCAGGAGGGTTCTAGCCCTTTCAGACTTATTCATTAGCGGCCTAACCCCATCTTGGGACGCAGGACGCCTCTCAGTGCCTCAGCAATAAGGTCTGAGGTTGGCAGGCCAGAGTAATCCCAGGGAATCGTTGCCATAATCTCGGGCATGGCATCAGCCAGATAAGCGCCCAGGTCAACCTCTCCAGTCTGGGCACCAGTAATGTCTTGGGCACCAACCCCACCAACACGGGTGGAATAGTCGCCACGGGAGTTAGGCGTAAGGTCTTCAGTCTCCTCCAAGATGGAGGCGCTACCCAGCAGCCCCTCCGGGCTTACATCAATGCTGCTCAGGTCAATGTCGCCTGTAATGTCAGGACGCTGGAGCACACTCTCAGGAATTGTTGGGATATAACCCTCGAAATCAGTCGAGATTCCATCAGCAAGCTGGCCCAGGGTGATGGGGGAGCCAACAGACTCAGTTGATGTTTGCACACCATAAGGGTCGGTTACTATCATCCCAACGGAAGGCGTGACAGTTCTTGTTGCTGGCTCATCAGACAGGTATACCTGGCGGTATCCAACTGGCAGGGTTCCAGAGGTTGCTGCCTTTTGCCATGCTGTTTTTGTCGGCCCCATTGCCTCTACCGCGCTGGAGTCCAAACCCTCCCCACCGCCAGAATAGATATCTTCTCCTGCATCACTTACAGGGATTTGGACTGGTTCACCGACTGCGGTTTGGGTTGTTTCTGTGCCCTCCGGGTCGATGATGTTCATCGTTACCGATGGTGTGACAGTCTTGGTTGTTTCGCCTGCATCAATCAAGCCAGGTGGCAGCGCACCCGTAGTAACTGGCGCGGTAGAAATAGACTTTGTTGGAGTGTCCGCAAGAATCTGCTCGGGCGTCCTTGCAATAGCCTCCTCAACTGGGGCAAGCCCAGGATCTGTGTAGTCCGGGGCTATCCAAGATGCTTGGCCCTCTAGCACAGCCGGTTGGACTACCTCTTCAACCACCGTGTTTTCAATTGGGTTGAAGCGCCCAGGACGGAACTCTGGGATATCGTAAACAGCAGGGACAAACTCTGATGTTTGCCTTACAGCATTTGGGTCAATGAATCTTCCTGCCCCATACCCATAGTTATTCATCAGGTTGAAATAACGCTGCAAGTACGGGTCAGTCTCGTCAATTTGAGATACACGAGCATCCAGCAGATTCATTGCTGGACGGATGGTGTCCAGCCCTAAGAGCCCTTGAGTTGCCATGTCTTACCCCGGAATTTGTACGTTGGAAGCGATGCCAGCGCCAATCTTTGCGGCCTTGAGTTGCACCTCGGCCTCAAACTCCTGCTGGCGTCTTTGGAGGTCTGCTGCGGCCTTCTCACGCTCTAGCTGGATATCGGCTGCTGCCTTCTCCCGAGCCAGTTGGATGTCAGCCTGGGCCTTTTGCTGTGCAATCTGGATCTGTGCCTGCGCCTGCATCATCATTGCCTGGAGAGCAGGATCAGGTTGCTGCCCCTGCGGAGGAGGATTGCTCAGTTGGGCGTCCAGCTCAGGCGTGATGGGCTTGAAGAACAGCGCAGAATCCTTGAATCCTGCGGCCTCGATCATCCTGCCCAGAGTCTCCCGGTACTGACCAACCGTCACCAGAGGATTGGCAGGGCCGAACTGCTGTAAGACCTGCTCTTGCTTGCTCAGGATCATGGATAGCATTGCCATCTGCTGCTGCTGGCTTCCAGTGCCCAGCCCAACAGATATCTGCACATCGTACTGGTTGCTCCACATCCGAGGATCCATCGGGATGTACTTGCCCTGCATCCGAATGATCCGGGGCTTGTCCGAGTATTTGCACAACAGGTGCAGGATTCCCTTAAACAGCGACTTGACACCCGTCTCGGCAAAGATGCGAGCAACCAACTCCAGCTTGCCAGAGGAGGCATTCTGGAAGGCAGCAACCGCAGTCGCAGTCACGTTTTGCAGGATGTTGGGGTCTAGACCTTGGCTTGCGTCAGAGATGCCCGTGCGCTTGGCTTGGACTTGATCCAGGTACTCCAGCATGGGGAATGCCTGCCCAGCAACAGGCTGAACCGCCAGAGGAACAACCGCACCAGGATCCTTCATCCGCACCACACCGCCAGGCGTAGCAGTCAGCAGGTCATCAATGTTGACCCTACCCTCAACCGCACCAACCCGAGCATTGTTCGTGAGATACAGGTTATCCAGCATCTGCCGAGTGATCGTGCTCTTTTGCAGCTGGAGATCCATCGCCTTGTCAGCAAGGGATAACCCGTAGAACTTATGCGGAACCGGGATCGGGCACAGCGAGTGGAAGGGAACGTAATCCGTCTCACGCTCTTCCAGGATCTCGTTGGCTGCGTACCAAACCTGGAGCAGCTCGGCAATGCCATCACCGTCTCGGTCTGCGTAGACGTAGCACTCGTAAACCTCAACCTCCTGCATGGAGGGATCGTGGCTTTCCTGAGTGCTGGGCTGCTCACCCTCGGAGAACCGTGCCACACGCTCAGGCGAGAAGCTCAGATCGTCGTAGGCAGGCAGGTTGTAGACAGTCTCCTCGTCAAACCCCATTGCCACCAGGTCAGAGCGTGTAATCAGCTTGCGGTGGGCGCAGAAGGGTGAATCCTGGATCGTCCTGGCCCTCTTGGAGATGATGAACTCCTCTTGAGGAACATTCTCAATCCGCACCCGTCCGATCTTGTTCTTCTTGACAACCTTGACGTTGTGGCTGCTCATCATCGCAGGAGTGCCATCCAGTCCCAGAATGGGATTGCCCATCTGGTCAGTCATGGGCGTGACAATAGTCTCCTGCTCGATGACCTCCCTAGTGCCATCCGATAACAAAAATGTTAGCTCGTCATCGTTTAGGTTCTCGTAGGTTTCCTTGATGACGTCGATCTTGTCATCCCAGTAAGCCTTGACCACGCCAACCTTCTCAAGCAGCGCGTCCTTGAACCAGTCATGGAGGATGGCAAATCCTGGGTTGTCCTTGTAGAAGACCCAGTTTGCGTAAGTGGTGGCTTGCTTGGCACCCTGCTCATCTCCAGGGCCAGCAGGCTCGTACTGGATGATTTCGTCAGAGGCAGTGAAGATGCGGATCAGTTGGGGGATAGCCCCGTCAACTACTTCAGCAACCTCGCCAGTGACGATCTGGGAACGGCCCTCGATCTCGTTCCCATAAGGGTAACGAAGATAATACTCAAGCGCCTTGGTTCTCTGCTCGGTTGTCTCCGTCTGGAGATACCCTATCGCTCCATCGATTTCTGCGTCGAGTAGTGCCTTCAGGCTGATTTCGTTCATATTCGCTAACCTTTTGCTCTAAGACCAATATCCGCTGCTCAAGTGCCTTGAGAACTGCGTCAATGTTTCCTTGTCGGTTGACCCACATCAGACTACCCACCTTGTGTTGATGGGAAGCGGTTTGCTCCAGTCGCCACCCCCCTCTGTTATGCCAATCGCCAGGTATCTGAATGCGTCAGACGCATGAGAAGACCAGTCGTGGAGTGGCTTATCAAAATATACGTTTCTCTTCTCGTCGTAGTCCCGTCTATAGTTCCGCAGACAGTCTAAGCCCTGCTTGACCCTGGGAACATTGAACCAACACATCGGCAGCATCCGTCTAACTGCCTGTATCCCATCAGCTACAGACATCCTCGGGGCAACCGTTATATCCAGGCCAGCAGACTCAAGCATCTCTTTTCTGCTCTTGCCTGTACCGAGTTCCCTTACCTCAACGTCATGAGGCAGGATGTGCTCGGCAGTGTGCCACCTGTTTTCCTTGAGCCAGTTGACATACCACTCAAGGCCCTGTCCGTGATTCTCGACAAAATCAACAATCCGATATTCCTTGTTGATTGCTTGGCAGACCCAGATGGCAGTCGAGTCGCTTACACCTAAGTCCCATGCCGTGAATGTCCTGCACAGGTCATCCCGGCTGATGTCGCAGAATCTTCCCTTCTCCTCCAGCTCGTTGAGGATAGCCCCGTAGTAGGCCCCCTCTACCGCAGCGTTGAAGTTGCACTCAAACTCCTGGGCATACTTATCGTTGCCCATCTCCCGCTTGGCAGCGTGTAGCTCTTCCTGCGGGATGATTCCCGTCTGGCTGGCCTTGAACTCCAGCAGACTCCACCCGTCTTCCTTCTCAGCCCTGTCTCTGAGGTCTTTGAAGTGGTTTGCCCCCTTTGGCGTACCAATGAATAGAGCCCACCCACCCCGGTCTGCCAGGGCAGGTCTGACTATCTCATTCCATATCTTTGGGTCTTGATCCCCAAACTCGTCCAGCACCACCCCGTCAAAGTATTGGCCTCTAAGGGAGTCAAAGTTATCTGACCCGTACAGACTTACCCGTCTGCCGTAGAAGTCAACCCGCAGCTCCGAGTGATTCGGTGTTGCGCTTAGAGGTTGTGTGTACTTCAGGAGATAGTCCCAGGCCACTCGCTTCGCCTGTGTGTAGGTTGGTGCGATGTAAGCGTACCTGGGAGCCTCTCTCTTGTTCTCTATTGCGTCCTTAATTAGATGGTTCAGTGCACTGACAGTCTTGCCCATCCTGCGGTGAGCAACAACAACCACAAACCTGTGGCTGTCCAGCGCATCGTGGATCTTCCCCTGTTGCTCTCTAGGAGCGTATGGGATTACGACTTCTGCCAAGTCACCACCACAGGCCCACCATCCATCCCACTTACCTCTGTCCTTGCCAGCTTAGGTATGTGGTACTCAATTGCCTTCAGATAAAGCTCTGCGGCCTTGCCTGGGTCTGGCTTTACCTTGTCCCCATCACCCAGAGCTACTGTCTGTAGCCACTCAGCAAATCTAGGGGCGTTTTGCTCTGCCACAACAGCAATCATCTCCCTGACGCTCTGTGTGGCCTTGTTGGGTATTCCCTTCGGTCTACCGGGGCCAGGCCCTGGTAAGTTTCCATAGTTAAGGCGAGATTTTTTATCCATTTTTCCGACTCCTTTCGGGCCATCGGGCGTAAGTTGAGTTATCTCAATCTTACTTGTTTTTGTTTCGTTCGGATATTGCCTTTGCCTTTGCTTTGGC